GACACCGTTTTGTTAGGACCTGCTACTTACATTTTTAACGGGTTAGCTGTTCAACCAGCAAAACAAACAGGTAAAAATGTAGTTAAAGCCTTTGGTTGGGGAGGAGCTTTAAAGGATGCAAATCTTGCAGACAGAATAAGCTATGCTCTTACTGACACTCCTGTAAATTTAAGCAAAAACAATTTTTACTTACAAAACATTCTAGCGTTAGCGTCTAAACCTGGATGGTCTAATTTTGTGAGCACTTTTAAAATGGGTGGACGATCTACTTTATTTCCTAAAGCTTCTGGATACATAGATTCATCAAATCCATCAAAAGTCCTTAGTATGCGTGATCTTATTAAAGGACAAAGAGAAACAAGATTACAAGAAAGCCCAGGAGTTTCTGGGTTGTTGTTTAAAAGAGCACCGGGAACTATTGCTGATGAAATAAATTTTGGATTTAAGTTAATAGGAACCGCAATGGGGGCTGCTGATGAACCACTGTTTTATGCGCTTCACAGAGCAAATTTAGCTACTGAAGGGCAAAGACAAGCTATTGAGCTAGGAATTCCAAAAACGCAAAGGTCTAAATTTGTCGAAGATTTTGTAACTAGACAGTTTCTTAAAGAAGGAAACTTAACAACAATCAACGAAGCATCTGAAGCACTTGGATCGGCAAATCAAACTTTAAGAGCTATGGGGCGCGGTCCTAAATATGGAGTTGAAGGTGTTGATTTTAGAAAAACAATGTGGGAACGGCTTGCTGATAAAGGAGGAGAAATGATGTCTCTGGACAAAGGATTAACACAAGCTGCAACTATGCGTGTTCTTTTTCCGGTATTTGGAATACCAGTAAGACTAGCAGGGCAAAGCATGGACTTTTTGTTTAGCCCTCTTACAACTACAGGAGTTGGAGCAAGAGCAACTGTAGAAGCCACCGGAAAAGAAAGATTAGGACCTTACAGAGGAACTTTAAACAAGCTAGATGCAAGCATAAGAGAAGGCGAAGAAGCGTTAAAAGTATTCCGCAAAACCGGCACACCAGAACAAATAAACCAAACAGAAAAAGCTCTTAGTGCTGATCGTAGGAAATTAAATCAAACAATTTCCCTTAGAAACGAAGAAGTAGCCGCAAATGCAGGGGCTGCTACGCTTGCGTTAGGAGTTTTTGCGTTAGGTTTAAAACTTGCTGAAAACGGAGAGCTGACAGGAACAGGTTCTTTTCTTACAGCAGCTCAAAAGAAAACGATGGACTTTAAATCGTTTAGATTTGGGGGAGAGTCTTTTGAAATTGAAGGTGTCGAAGTGGCTACAGGAGAAGGAGGAAGTGACCTTAGATACTCAGACAGAATTAAAATGGCTATGGCTTTTGCAGGAGACTTGAAGCTATGGACTGAAATGAAAAACGCTGGGCTTCTTACAAAAGACAACCCACAGACATTTGATGAGTTTGTGTCTAGTTGGGTAACTCCTGCTCTTCAAGAGCAAAACGTAGCTAACACACTTAATTCTATTGCAGACATAGCAGTAGGATCACCTGGAGAAAGAGAAGCAGCTACAAGAAGATTAACTGCTAGTTTCTCAATGGTTCCTTCAGTATTTCGTAAATACCAGCAAGTAAACCAAGAGTTATTTCAAGAAGACATTACTCAAGGACCTATGTTGAGTTCTTCGTTTAAATACGGAGCGGGGCTTGAAACAGGAAACTTTAAAAGAGATATGTTTCTTAGAAAGGTAGAAAAAGAAACTATTACTCCTTTAGGGTTTTGGATTCGTTCTGCATTTAAACAGTCAACAGGAACTGACGCGCTTGACGCTATTGTAAGAAGAGATTCTTTATTAAAAGATGGAGGATCTCTTAGCCGACAAGGAACAAAGCAAACAATCAAACAAGCAAAGCTCGTAGATTTTGTTAAAGAAGGAGAAGAAGAAACTTTGTTTCAAGTTTATGCAGATTTAGTAAATACCGTTGAACACCCTAAATATGGAGGAAAAACACAAGAAGAAGTGTTGTTTGATTTGATAGATAGCTCTGCGTGGCAGAAAAAATACAACGATGGTTACTACACTAAAAGAGAAGAAGGAGAAGATGGTCTTCCATTTAATGAAGGAATTAACGAACTTAATCAAGTGCGCAGATCCTTTCTTAATCTTGCACAAGAAAAACTCCTAGATGAAGAAGAACTATTAGGAGGATCTTACAGAAACAAACAAGGCGATAACATATATCAATTCCTTTATAAACTTAGAGAAGAATAATCCCATCCCCCATTAACCCTTAGAGAACAATACAATGGCTAACAGCTATCAAGAATACACATCTGGTCTTACAGGCACCAGCTTCACAGGCTTTAATGTTAAATTCATAAGCCAAGGACACCTTAAAGTTGCTACGTCAACAGACAACGGGACCACTTACACCACAGGATCCCTTACGGTAACAGTAAACGGAACTACGGCTACAACTAGCTCTGCACCAAGCACAGGCAGTGACGGCATTAACAAGATTAGAATCTATCGGTCTACGGGAACTGATGAACTAGTAGACTTCCAAAGCGGCTCAAGGATTACCGAGAGCGACCTAGATACGTCCTACAGGCACGCTGTCTATGCTGCACAAGAGGTTTTAGAGAACGCATCTGCAACTGCTTCAGGACTACAAGGACCTGCGGGGGCTACTGGGGTTGGCATTGACCAGATTACTACAAGTAAAGTTGGTTTAGATACTACGGTTACAATAAAATTAGATGACGCTGGAGATAGCACAGATAAATCTTTTGTTATTTCTGATGGTGCAGCAGGTGCAGCAGGTGCAGCAGGTGCTTTTTCAAACAGCTTTGAAAGCTCAATACAATCAATTCCAGCAGTAGACACAGACACAGGATTAGCTCATGGCTTATCTGTTTCTCCTAAATTGTTTTTCGTAGTTCTTAAATGCACTAGCTCAGAACTTGGGTATTCTGTAAACGATGAGGTTCAATTGTTCCTTAATGCAACAGGAACCAACAACATAGCTGTTTGGGCTACATCTGCTAAGATAGAGTTTAGAAGAGAAAATGATATTTATGTTCTCGATAAGTCATCAGCTAGTGGAACATTGGCAACTATTAACACCTCTAAGTGGGGGTTAGTTTTCCGAGCTTACGCCTAATAAAACCCATGAACTCCGAGCACCTTCCGTCCGCAGTAGGAATCACAGGACTACTAGGAACAATTACCCTTAGCGACATCAACAACATGGTGGCTATTGCTGTGGGCGCTACAACTCTGTTCTATTTAGGCGTAAAGATATTTAAAGAAATCAAAAAAGAATGAGCAAACCGACACAAGACAAGCTTCAGCAACTCCAGGATATACTCATCGATGAATTCATATTGAGGATACAAAGCGGTGAAGCAGCTCCAGCAGATCTAAGCGCAGCCCGTCAGCTCCTCAAAGACAACGGAATCAGTGCTATGGCTTCTGCTGAGAGTCCCCTAGAAGAGTTGTGTAAGATTCTTCCATTTAACGAGGATGGCGTAGATAAAGTGGTGGGCGAATAACAAAACCCCATAAACCCTTGGACCTACCTGACGAAATCAAGGACTTCCGAAACTTTCTATTCCTAGTCTGGAAACAACTAAACCTCCCACAACCAACACCTATTCAATATGAAATCGCAGACTACATGCAGCACGGACCAAAACGAGCTGTCATCCAAGGATTTCGAGGAGTTGGTAAGTCTTGGATTTGCAGTGCTTTCGTCGTTCACCAACTGCTCCTCGACCCCAGCAAGAACATTCTTGTTGTCAGTGCTTCTAAAACTAGAGCAGATGATTTCAGCACATTCACACTTAGACTCATCCACGAAGCTCCATTTCTCCAACATCTTGCTCCCGGAGATAAACAAAGATTCTCCAAAATCTCCTTTGACGTTGGACCAGCTCCAGCAAGTCATGCCCCCTCCGTCAAGTCCCTCGGAATTACTTCTCAACTAACAGGCTCTCGTGCTGACATAATCGTTGCTGATGACGTAGAGGTTCCAAATAACTCAGCAACACAAATGATGCGAGACAAACTCTCTGAGCAAGTCAAGGAGTTCGACGCTATCATCAAACCAAACAAGGAATCCAAAATACTCTTTCTAGGAACCCCACAGTGCGAGGACACAGTTTACAGGTCACTACAAGAACGAGGCTACGATACAAAAATATGGCCTGCTCAATACATCACACAAAGCAAAAACAACCTGACCTACAACGACAACGTAAGTCAACTGTGTGTAAGCACAGAAAAAGAAAACAAATCTACTGAACCCCTAAGGTTTTCTGACATAGACCTAGCTGACCGAAAGGTTTCCTACGGGTCTGCTGGGTTTGCCCTCCAGTTCATGCTGGATTCCAAGCTGTCAGACGTAGAGAAATACCCGTTGAAAATAAACGATCTTCTTGTGATGAGCCTAGACAACGAGATGGCTCCAGAAAAGGTTGTGTGGGCAAACGATCCGTCTCTGGAGTGGGACTCAACGGTTCCCAACGTAGGGATGACCGGAGATCGTTTCCACAGGCCCTTTAAAGTTCTTGGAGATCACATACCTTACACCGGCAGTGTGATGAGTATTGACCCAGCAGGACGAGGAAAGGACGAAACAGGCTTTGCGGTCTGTAAGATGCTCAACGGATTCCTCTACGTTCCTGCCGCTGGAGGACTACAAGGGGGCTACAGTGAAGAAACACTCAAGTATCTCTGTGTGTTGGCAAAAGAACACAATGTAAATACAATTATTGTGGAGAGTAACTTTGGTGATGGTATGTTTGTGGAGCTAATAAAGCCCATACTTACAAAGGTTCACCCCTGTACAATCGAGGAAGTCCGTCACAGCACCCAAAAGGAACGCAGGATCATAGATACCCTGGAACCTGTAATGGCAGGACACAAGCTTGTCATAGACCCAGAGGTCATCAAAAGCGACTTTAAAACAGCTCAGGAATACTCACAGGAATCATCCCTGAAATACCAGCTAATCTACCAACTAAGCAGACTCACAAGAGACAGAGGGGCTATCACACACGATGACAGACTGGATGCCCTCAGTATCGCTATTGCCTACTGGACAGAACAAATGGCACAAGACGCCTCACAAAAGATGGAGGACAGAAAAGAAGATCTACTTAGGGAGGAACTACAAAGGTTCCAAGATAGCTTCCATAAGGCCCGAGGATCCTCTGTGAGAGGTCCTAACTGGCTCTGAGGGTCAGCACACCAGAACACACCTAAACCCTCTCAGAATCTAAATACGACTCATTATGGCAAAACAACCCAAATATAGACCCACTGAGGTGATGATTGGGGGCCATAAGTTCTCCATTGAATACAAACAAATGGATGACTTTGGGGTCCTACACTTTGAAAGAAGAACAATCTCCATCAGAAAGAACCTCAGTGAAGAAGACACTTTAGACACTATTCTCCATGAGGTAGTGCATGCTTGTTTTGCCCTCAGTGGTATTGGCTATTTGCTTGATAATGACAACCTAGAGGAAGCACTAGTCAGAGCTGTGGAAAACTTGGTTGTTCCTACATTCAAAAAAGAACACACTTCTTACCTTAAACAAAAAAAGTAAAAATAAAATTACATTTACCTGTTGCCATATACGGTGCCGTCGATAAGGCCCCCTATAAGTACACTATTAGTTATCCAAGGGTCAAATCTTAATCATACTGACTGTTTGTGTAACAAAGAACAAATTGAATGTGTAATAGAGAACAAATAAATAAATAAAAATAACAAAGAAAAGAAAGGGAGGGATGTTTGTTTTTGTTTGTTAATATTATTCTATCTATGGATACAAACATAAGTAACTATTAGTACACTATTAGTAAGGACATACATCAAAACATATTTCCTACTTAAATATGGCTATTGAAAGATCAGGAGAAAAGTTCTCTGGATACAACAAACCAAAAAGAACTCCAGGACATAAAACTAAGTCACATGCTGTCTTAGCTAAATCAGGATCCACAATAAAACTTATTAGGTTTGGACAAAAAGGTGTCAGTGGTGCAGGTAAAAACCCAAAGACCCCAAAGGACAAAGCCAGAAGAAAAAGCTTTAAGGCTCGTCATGCAGCCAACATAGCCAAAGGAAAACTCTCAGCAGCCTATTGGGCAAACAAAGTAAAATGGTAACAACTAAATACATATGAGCCTCTACGAGAACATCAACAAACGCCGCAAGCTAGGCATTAGTAGATCCAAAAAGAACTCCACCATAAGCGATAAAGCATACGCAAATATGAAGGCTGGATTTCCTAAGAAGAAAAAGAAAGCTGCTAAAAAGAAGACAGCTAAAAAGAAATATTAATGGGTATTGACCTGTGACTCTTTGCTGCTAAATAGCACTCATACACAACGGACTCCCTAGGTCCCTTTATTGCAGGTTTTCTTTGTTTTTCCCTGTAGTAAAAACTTAGGGAGTCCTTTTTAACTCCATGAAACAAAAACTAACAATGCTAGTAGGAGCACTTCTTGTGTCTTCTTGCTCAACCTTGGATCTCGGTGGCGCTTTTCCTGTGCCTCTCACAGATCCTCCAAAAGACATCGCTGTAGAACTAGAAGTGCGCCCTATGCCCCCTAAGCTAAACGCTGGGATTGACTTGGTGCCTTCCAAAAAGGACTAAGAGGTCTTTTTACAAAGGATACCAGTAGTCTCTTCTTTATGTGTGAACAGGCAACTTCCTATAGGAGAGCTACTGGTGTCCTTTTGAAGTTTGGTATAAAAATCTGAAGGGGTATACGTATATAGCGACGCGCTAAAATCCCCCCAAGGGCACCCCCGCAACGCATTTTGCAGGCGGATTGTCATTCAATTGGCAGCCCCCTCCCTTGAGAATCCTACAGGCTAGGCTTGTCCGTAGCACCCTAGATGCTAGG